GGCCAGGACTGTTTCCAGTTGCGCTAAAAGAAGAAGCAGGCTCACACCTTAAAAGTGCAAGCCTGCTTCGATTTTAATCGTCAATTACTGGGTCGTAATAGGATTAAATATGATGCTCTTCCAAGGCCGCCAGATACCATCGTACATATACCTAATAGCAACCTCTGGGTGTGCGTAACTAAAGTACGCAATATAGACCTGAACCATGCTACCTGTTTCGGGGTTAGTATTTTGGTTGGTGGGAATAACATAGAGCCTACCTGCGGAGTGCGAAGTGGTGAACGGAATATTTGCAATGGTTGCACCAACATCAGAATTCTGAATGTAGAACTGTTTGCCAACCTGTACGTAATCGTCAAGGTCAGAATTAGGAGGAATGATATCGCCCAAACCTGCGTTAGGGATTGTGGTACCAACGGCATTGGAATATGCAAACACACCGTTTGTGCCCATGTTGCAGATAACAGGCTTACCATTAACTGTGGACAGAGCAGTACCAACAAGTCCAGCATGATATGCAACAGGTGTGGTGGCAATCGTGAGCCGTCTGAACCGGGCAACACCGTAAGCGGCGGCAACGCTGATTTTCGCGGTGATACTGTCCACAAACGTGGCGTCTTCGGACAGGTTCAGAGCATGGTGCGGAATCAGCATAATGTCAGCGCCAACAATGTTTTTAGCATTATTTCGTTCAGCAGGTTTTTCAATGTCGCCGGTAAGGACACACCTTGAACCACCACAATCAATACTGGCTACCATAGAAAAGTTATTATAGTTTGTATGCGTGGTTGTGTTCATATCCTCGTCAAGCATATAACTATAATAGTCTTCATAGTAGGTAGCAGATAGATTGTAGAACCGAATTTGTGCATCGCCAAGGTTAACCAAATAACCTTCGGAGGTGGGGGTAACATATTCGCCACCTGCATTGATAATGGCGTTCTTGATAGAGGTTTCAAGTGCGGAATAATTTGTGCCGATATATCTGTTCCAGTTGATGTTACCATGAGGAAGATACCACTTGACAATTTCGATACCACTACCAAGCAGAGCGTTTACCCTACCAAGAGAAGCGTGGTCACTATGATAATGGGAGATAATAGCGGCATCGATTTTATGGATATTGTTTGCAATCAAATAATTGACAAGGGTATTAGCGTTGGTGTCGTTACCGAGGTCATAGGTGATACAGATATTCTCATTATGAAGAACCACGCAAAGGCTATAACCACGGTCGGGGTCTTCGGTAGACAGGTCGGGAGCTGAAAGGAAAGCAACGGTCATGTCCTTACCGATATCTCCAAGCTGTTCAACGATATCACCTACATCACCCTCAAGGGTTTCTACACGGTCTTCGAGGTTATCAATATCACTGGTATTCTTATCAACCTTGTCGTTCAAGTCACCAAAGATAGTAACATTGATAAGGTTGGAAAGCGTACCGTCCTGCGCCATTTCGTCCAGTTTGTTATTAACAAGCTCTTGAAAGTTTTGGCTGTCAAGATAATGGTTGACATATTCAACCAACTCGTTAAATGCATCGGTAACACTATTCGTACTGTCAATCACCTCATTAAGCTTAGCAACAACTTTGCACAGCAGTTCATAGTAAGAAAGACTATCGTCATAAACGGTAGGAAGAACTTTTTGACACCAAAACCGGAAATAAGGGATTTTGTTAAACATAGTAATCTCCTTTCACCACAGATTAAAAAATAGAGGTTTCAGTTCATTGATAATCATTTCATCAATGTTCAGAAACGTCTCACGGAACTCTTTCAGCATTTTGGAATAACTAGTTCCGGGGTGCTTACCCCAAACGTGTTCAAGGTAATCATCAGTAGACTTAAACTTATTTTCATTTGTACCTTCGCTATCAGTCATATCCTTACTTGCATTAGTAAGATATTCCTCGCTCTCCACATTCCTCAAACTGCCTTGTGGCGTATCAGAATAGAGGTTTCTGCTCACATTATTAGTTTTTGTTTTCTGGTTTCCTGTACCTGCGCCCTCCCTATTAGACTTTCTCCAATAGTCGGCATCATACAGCGGATTGAACTCCAACAGGGCAGATTTGTAAAGCTGGTTATAATACGGCATAATGGTATTCAGCTTTGCATAAATCCTCAACTTCCACAATCCCACAGTTTCATCACAGATTTCTCTTGTATAGTAATGCAGGAGAATCTTCTTACACAGCACAGGTCTGTATGCTTCATCAAAGATAGGAAATGAAAAATTGAAAACCTTTCCGACTGCTTTATCCAGAATGTCACTCACATCATTGAAACCTTTGCTTTCATCTAAACCTGCGGCACGCTCACAGATATACCGTACTTCGGTGGTGTATTTACTCATCTACCACACCTCCCTCACCGTCAGAGTTCGGGTCTCCTGTAATGGTATCGTTATCGGCATCAATCTCTTGATAGTCCTCACGATAGTCACACCAGATATTCAGCCCAAACATCTTATTGATTTCCTTACAGGCCATTCTTCTAGCTTCAAGTCTACTATAACGACTAGCAATAGTACCGCCTTGATTTCGCATAACCTCATCGGTGATAAGTCTTTCTTTCTTACTGATATTAACGTTACTGATACCAAGGTAAGTAAGTGCTTCATTCCAAATCTGCGTTTTAAGCTGATACAGCTTGTCAGCCACATAGGGTGCATCGGTTTTCAACACGGTCATAGAGTTAGGGTTCAGCCCTCTATCGCCCTTAATCACCGGTGCATTGCCTTGATACTCCTTATACAGGTTTTCCAGCGTAAGCCTTTGAGATTCATCACACAGCAACAGGATAGGCGTTTTCTGTGCATTTGCGTTTACATCAATAGCCCTATCCAGATTATAGAGCCGCTTAGAAAACATACGCACATCAAGCATACTATTTGTATGCAGGAGATTATTCCAAATGATAACGCTATCCTTATCGGTCAACGGCTTATTATAGCCGTTCACAGAGAAAGCCCTTCTTGTGGTGGGAATCCTATACACGCTAAGAGGGCCACCGATAATATTTTGCAATGCCAGATATCCGATAGTATCATCCTTAAAGAACACAGCTTGACCATCACTAAAGAGTGTGAGTTCAAGGTATCTAGGGTCAATCGTTTCGGGCAGATTCTTCCACTCGAACATTGAGATAGACAGTTCAGTAAGGCGGTGATAATACTGACGGAACGTGGCGTTATTAAGGATAGCACTTTCCCAAAACTCACGATTTCTTCTTCCCATACTCAAACCTCCTTACGCCGGTGAGTTATCCAGATTGTAGTTACCCACCTCATCAGGGTTCTTCCAGTAGGTAATACCTGCATCATGGATTTTACAAATCTTATTCATGTCATCACCGGGAATACTACCGACAATAACACAGTTCTTAGTTTTCACATAGTTCCAATGTGGTCTGCTGTTCCAGTTCGGTTTCTTTAGCCTGTTGGTCTGATAACCAAATTTGCTAAAGAAGTCATCAATGATTCTAGCAAACTCCGGTCTGACATAAGCATGATAGAAGTTCACGCCATAAAGGCCGGTAGAGAACATTACATCACTACTATTAACGTTACTAGAGGAAAGTCTTGTAGTCGCAAGGCTACTAAGCATAGAACCCACAGCAGAAAAAGGTGAAGCATCTGCAAACTTTTCTGCCGCCTTTTCAGACGTTGTAAATGCTCTACCCGCCGACAATGCAAAACCGATTGTTGATTGCATCAGCTTCGCACCAAAGTCACTAGTGACATAGGGACACTTAGGAAAGTCGCTTCTATCAATAGAGAACTGGATATTCCTAAACTTGTTTGCTTGAAATTCGTTACCAACGTCGTTATCAGCATAGCCACAAGGGGAGAACAGAACTTTCGGGTTGATACTAAGGTTAGCATCTGCCGCAAATCTGCATTTATTTCCGTAGAAATATTCGTACTTATAATCCTCTGTATGCCCCTGCTGATTGTCCAACCTAAGGAAGCAATAAGGGTGAGTAAACAGTTTCTTATTCTTAGGAACATAGCCGCCCAAAGATGTATAAGGTTTATCCCATTGATATTCCTCCGAATATGTTTCACCTACACCGGGCTTTGTGTTTTCTGTGATGATATCCCTAGGACACATGAAGATGTCCACAATAGCATCCTCTCGGCTTAGCAACGAAAGAGCACTAAGATAGGTGTAACAGTCTACAACACCCTGTGCGTTAGCATTGAATGTTTTGAAATTCAACTGTGAATACAGCGGCCCCATACCAAGTAAGTCACCGCCATAAGGAACATTCAGAACCACACTACCAGCGTTATCCTCAAGACCAATGGCTACCACAATAACCCAGTCAGAGAACACAATACCAGACAGCGTATTGCCCAAAGAGGTTTCAAACACATAATCACCAACATCAATCGGTTCTGCTACAATGTTATCACCGGGGTTATCGGTTCTACTATGTTCCCTCTCCACAAAACAATCACCAAAAGACCAATCAAAATACCATGTATTCAGCGGGTCAATCTCAAAGGTGATTTCACTAGTGATATTGTTCACATACTCCACGCCAGTAATGAAAGCATAGAACCACTTCGTACCAAAAGCCGTATTTTGATACATAAGATAGTTACAATCATATAGACTTTCGGCGGGCTTTTCTACACGCATTTTACCACGCTGTAGTCGCTGATATGTTTGCTTAGAGAATGTGAACTTAGTTTTGCTCTTAAAATAATCTGTCTGTTGCGTTCTTTCCGTCCACCCAATAGCATGCTCATAGGTGTTATCCAGCGGAACATTCCTCAACACGCGGATTTCAGTATCGGGTGCAATATACATTATATCACTCCTTTCAATATAAGAGGGGATTTCTCCCCTCTTATATTACGCCTTATTTGCGGTAATAGTAGTGCCAACCTCGCTAGACAGGTCAACACCGGTGGCGTTATAAATGGTGTCACCAATCTTAATCTCAAGGTCAACGGTAGTGTCGGTGTAGGTGTTAGGTACGATGATAGCACCATACCGATGAACCGCAATGCCAGCTTCTGTGAGTGCTTCGGTCTGCTTAAAGTCGATAGACATGTTGTCCAGAACAGGAGTAGAGTCCATAACAAAGGTCATCACCTTAGCGTTGTCACTATTAACAACAGATTCCACCTTAAAGGTAACAGCGTTGGGCTTCGCCGTAATAGACTCATCAGCGACAAACACAACAGCGTTAGAGAAGGGAGAATAACTAACGGTTTTCCACACGTTATAGAAATAGTTCCAGTACATACCACTAGAGACATACTTCTCGGTGAACTTATTGTTGTTGTCATACATCTGGAACCACTCACGGTCAACCAGAACAGCCTTAACGTTCTGCATGAGTGTCAGTTCAGCCGGTGTGACTTCCTCAATCATATCAGAGTTAGCACGAATCTCATCGAACCGCTCATTGTCGAAAGTAGTGAAGTCATCAATCAGCATCAGCTTACCCATGAAATCAGCCTTATCCATGTTGAAAGCGGCGGACAGCACGTTTACATCGTACTGTGCATTGTACTCGCTATCCATGAAAATATACTGGTCACTCTTAGGCGTGGTAGTATGCACACCCTCAGCGTTGAACTGGGTTTTCATAAAGGTCAGCAGGTTAGAAGTTCCACGGAACTTCACAGCTGCGTTATTCATGTCACCATCCAGAATGGAAACCGGGTACATCTTACCACGGGTGATGCCCTTGATAATCAGATACTTGAACAGCAGGTACTCATCATACTCGGCGGCGGTGTAAATGGAATCGACAATCTTTGCAATCAAATCCTGCACACCGTTGATAGAAGTGAAAGCCTGCCGCAAGTCCTCATCCTGGATAGTAACCGGGTACTGCACACGCCAGTTCATAGTGTGGAAAGCAGAACGCACATCGGGGAGAGTACGTTTCAGCTCACGGTCAGCCGCCTTTTCGGGGGAGAACTCACGAGCCTTAGCAATGTTTACGAACACTTCCTCAACAGTCTCACCAAACTTAAGATAACCCTTCTTGAGTTCCGCATAGGCGTTGTTAAAGACAGCCGCCTTAACACGCACAAGGGCGATACGGTTAATCAGAGAAGTAAGGAAATAGTTAGCACAGTTCGGATAACCATAAATCACTTCACCGACGCGAGGGATATCCTTCGTATCACGAATCTCCGGAACCAGAGACTGATACTCATACGGTGCATTTGCACGAATAGTATTGAGGATATCAACCGTGCTCGCATTAAGCTGTGTCATAGCAATTCTCTTAGGCATTATTCAGTTACCTCCTTAAAAAGTTTTTCATAGGTATATTTGGTTCGAGGGTCTTCGTCCTCATCCTCAAACTCTTCCTCCTCTTTAGCGGGCTGTCCACTAAAGAATCTATCACGATATTTTTGTCTCCATTCTTTGTCGTTTTCTTCATACTTCTGTTTCCAGTTTTCGTTTTCACTATTATCATGAGCGTTTAGCGTATCTTGCACATCGGCAATAAACTCAAGGGCTTCATCGGTGGTATCTTCACCCATGCGTTCACGCAAACTAGCCATGATTTCCTCGGTAGTTCTGACTGCCATTTTATATTCCTCCTTATACAAAATATAACCAGATTGGCATACGGTGTTTTCTTCGTTTCACCGGAACAGGTGTCGGGCCGGGTGGGTTATCAATGAAGTACTGATACCAATATTCAGCGTTTGACACTCTTGTATTGTAACTACTAGCGGCGTATGTATCACCGGGTCTTTCATAGCACAATTCAAAAGCACCCACCAATTCAGCCAGAGACAGTTCCCTACCATTGTATGTTCCACTTGCAAAGTCGGAATAGCTTGCATAATAGAACGTATCAATGTTGATACCTATTGCAATGAAGTCATCATAATAGTAGTCGTGTAAACCATGTGACCATGAATCAGCAACGGTATCTTTGAAATAACGGGTCTGCCCTGCACCATCCTCCGGTACACCGGGGCTATTAGAGAAGTTAGGACCATAACCTATAGTGCTATATCTATTGGCATTTGTAGAGTTAATATACTTGTTTGCCGGTGTGAACTGAAATAATCCGTAACCGTGTGACTGTGCTTGTGAACTTGTCCATCCGTTGAACTCTGCTACAGTTGGCACATAATCGCTTTCCCACCGCCACGGATTTAAGCCGCTTTCACCTGCACCATTGCCTAACATAGCCGCAACGGATTTCAAAGACCAACCTTCGTTCAAAAGAATACTTGCCATGATGGTGGCGTTTTCTTTTGCTTCTTGACTGGTTCTCGAATAACCTCCTGTTGCTTTTGCGTGCCAACTGTATGAGGAAGTCATGATTATTCACCTACTGCAATAAAAGCGTCCGGGAAATACTTCTGTACCTCTGCAAGCATTTTCTGTGCATTTTCTTTCTTAGAGAAAGCACCAACCTGTACACGGTAGAGCTTAGTAGGCTTAACCTCCGGTGCGACATATGGAACGGAGAAGTAGTCGCAAATGCCATGACAAATTGCTTCTGCAATGTCAGCCGTATGCTCCACAATCCACTTGGCAACAGCGGCGACATCGTGGAAATCAACCTCAATGTACGCCACAGGAGCATACGGATAGCGAATCTCATACAGTTCGTCAGCCACCTTAATGTTCTCGCTATCGCCCGGAGTAAGCGGGGCGAGATAGCGGAAAATGGACAAGCAAGTATCGTAACCACTGCCGGGAATGCTCCAACAGAACATCCTCGTGCCAGTTACGCTACCATTGCAAGCATTGCTGTGAATGGGCACATAAAGGTCTGCACCCCAGCTATTCGCCTTGGAAACCTTAACTGCCATACTTTCATCATGCATCAGCATAGTCTGAAAGCCACACCTCTCAAGGGACATCTTCAGTAGGTTAGCAACCAGTCCCATCTGCTCACCTTCATTGGTATTGCCGTAGGCGTATTTGTTTGCAAACTGGTTGCTGGGGCTAAGAAAAATCTTAGGCATTGTCCACCTCCTCATTGCTATCGCAGTAAAGCTCATTACGTAGTTCGTTGGCTTCAACGACCTGCTTCACGTAACATGCTTCGTTGTCGTCAGCACGTTCTTCTTCATCCACATCAGACAGTCCCGCCACACTCGTCCAGGTGGCGACGCCTTCCTCAATGGTCAGCTGATAGGTGCCATTTGTCGTCGGCACGCTGGGCATATCCCCCAGCGCAATCTGTCTCCATCTGTCCGCAAAGGTCCCGTTCGAGCTTGCGCGGCGAATCCAGATCTTGCTGGGATTGGTGGAAGGATAGCTGGTGTTGTCGTAAGCTACCTGGAATTGGTAGCCCCTGTAGCCAGCGTTTGCGCCGATGCCGCCGAAGCAGATCAAAGTCATGCCAGACGATCCCGATGCAATGGGAGAGTGAACAAGACTCTGAATCGTGCTTATTGTGTGCGTGTAGTACACACCATTCGCCAACGTGTCCAAATCCGTGTTTGCGACGAGAGGTGAACCGACCAACTCCGCTTTATCATCCAGAGCCGCTTTTATGACCTTGTTCTGTACAGGATTCTCGGACGTACTGGACAGCGTGTCATCCACGATAACAGAGCCGCCACCGCCCCCACCTCCACCCTTTTTAGGTTGCTCCTTCCATTCACCTGTGGATTCATTATACATGAAATCCTTCCCGGTGTCGATTTCGTGGAACACATCGCCATTATTTGCAACAGGTTTTACATCCGTAGACTGACCACGGTATTCATCTGCACCGTTGTACTGCTTAAATTTACTTACCATTGTCATTCTCCTTTGCTTTAATTTTCCCCAAATAGGGTTCAAACAGTTTTGCAAGTCCGGGGTTTACATCTGCCAGATTTTCACAAACACTAATAAACTCCATAAGGCAGACATAAGCGGCAACAGCTTCAAGCACAGGAAGTTCAAACCCAAAGTTGATATAGTTTGCGCCATATTCAAACAAACCAGAGCCAGCTATAGCAATAACCTCTGACAGCTTATGGAACAAACCTTTGTGAAGGATAGAGCTATCCATGTTGCCGTGGTAAAGGGCCTTGAGAATACCAGTTAGCACATCGAGAAGGATGAAAATACCGACCACTACATAAATCATCATCACACCTCCTTTCTTATTATTCATTATAGCATTTTTATATTGACTTGTCAAGAAAAATGTGATATAATTAAATGGGGCTAGATAGGAGGTTCACATGAATGAGTTCTATAGTGGTACTAAACTACTATCAATGAAGGATATCAAAGGCCGTACCCCAGAAATCTTTTTGTGTACATCAAATCGTTCAGCGGGTAAGACAACATATTTTAACCGCCTATGCGTTAGACGTTGGCAGAAATATGATGAAAAGTTTATGTTGGTTTATCGGTTCAACCTTGAACTGGATGACTGTGCTGATAAATTCTTCAAAGATATCGGCCCTATGTTCTTTCCCGGTATGCACATGACAAGCAAGCGGAGGGCTAAAGGTATGTACAGTGAGTTATTTATTGATGACAAGCCTTGTGGCTATGCTGTGGCGTTGAATAATGCTGACGCTATTAAGAAGAATAGTCACTATTTTAGTGACGTGGTTCGTATGCTCTTTGATGAGTTTCAGAGTGAGACTAACCACTATTGCAACGATGAGATTGTTAAGTTTCAATCTGTGCATAAATCTGTGGCAAGAGGACAGAGAAAACAATCTCGCTATGTTCCTGTTTTTATGCTGTCTAACCCGGTTACTATTCTTAACCCCTATTTCATTGCACTAGGTATTACAAGTCGCTTGAACGAGAATACACGGTTCCTCCGTGGTAACGGCTGGGTTCTTGAACAGGGTTACAATGAAGCCGCCGCTAAAGCACAAGAGGAATCCCTGTTCAATCAAGCGTTTGCAAATGACACCTATCAAGATTATTCTAATCAAGCTGTGTATCTGAACGACAACAAGGCGTTCATTGAAAAGCCTAAGGGTAGGGGCAGATATCTTGCTACTCTTAGGTATAAAGGAAGGGACTATGCACTTAGGGAATATGCAGAGGAAGGCATCATCTATTGTGATGATAGACCAGACTCAACCTTTAAGGCTAAAATCTCTGTCACAACAGATGACCATAGAATCAATTATGTTATGCTGAAAAGCAATCAATTCTTTGTAGAAAATATGCGTTACTATTTTGACCACGGCTGTTTCAGATTTAAGGATTTGAGGTCAAAAGAGGCGATTCTAACAGCCCTATCATATTGACATATCTACAAGTGTCTTTCATACTTGTAAATGAGGTGGAAAGCACAGGTGGAATAAACTGCCACCCATGTTCGGTTAGCTTGCCGCTTGTATGTTGCACTTGATTTAGATATGAAGAACCCCTAGAAGTCTAACTTCTAGGGGTTCGATTTTAGTCTCCACCTTTTAACCAGTTGAGAACAAACTCATTTTGATTTTCTTTCGGGTACGGTGCGCTAAGATATCGTTGATAATCACGGCCAAACCCTGCTAACAAATGGCACAACTCGGCTATTTGCGACGGTGTTTGGTCTGCCATGACTTCACGGAATTGCTCATACTTAGTGAGTGGTTTGAGTTTGTCACCACACTCCCTACAGAATTTATCAGAGTAATCAACAAACTTACCGCATTTGGAACATTCATAACCGTACTTCTTATATGCCATTATTTTGCCCTCATTTCTTCTAAATATTCTTTGAACCGTGCAGCAGAAACTTCTTTACCATCTACAAAGAACCTACCTTTAATAGATTCAAGTGTTTTGGTTTCATGTTTCATATCTTCTTTGCAAGTTTCTTTGTGTTTGCAAAGGACGCATAGTTTTATCACTTTGTTGCAAATTAAACCCATTTATATCACCTCTCTCATTTTATACATTCCTTCTACTAGTAGTACACCGCCACGAATACGCTTAGGCATTAGCTTTCCGGGCACTTCTAGTCCGATATTAAAATCTTCTATTGTGCGTTTTTCTTTTAGGAACTGTATCTCTGGCTCGTCATAATGTTCTTCATCCTCTGGTGTTAATTCATACCCGCTTACTGATTTTAAGAATAGTTGCTTACAAGCATCGGGCATACCGGCACATTTTACGTTATAATAGGGATCATCTATTGGTTTAAGGTTCTCCATTACAACGTGTTCAATGTATGTTTTCTGTCGCACAAACCATCCTTCATCCCAACAGGATTCTAGTTTCCAACAGCAGAAGTTTTTATCGTGTACTGTAATGCCTGTAAGTTCTTCTGGTGCAAGGTCACAATGAATACTGTCAGTGTCGGCATAAATGAAACCGGGTTTGTCTACACCATGATAATTCTTTTGTGCCGCTCTAATGGTAAAGTTTCTGGCATAACTAGTGATAGCTGAACCAACAGGAATATAACCGGGAAATTTATCATTAGCTGTGACACCATAAAAGCCTATGGTTTTATCCTCTTTAACGTAAGCTACACGAAAAGATGAATCTGTATTGGAAGCCATTTTTCCATAAAGATTATTGAGGAATAGTTTTGCTAACTCTCGCCTTGCTCCTGTACTGTTCATTTTGATTTCTTTCCACTTGTTAATGTAACCATCAAAGATACCAATAGCGGATTGAAAATAGCAACCATCTAAGATTTCTGCATCGACTAAATCATAGTGCTCTTTTATTAGCTGGAAATCTGTCATGGTTAGTGTCAACTCTACAAACGTTGGTATGACTGTTTCACCGTCAAAGTCAATGATTTCTTTGTAGTATTTGCCTGTCTTTTTATCGTACACGTCAGAGGTTTCAAGTGCTACATTTCCTCGGTACAATAAGCTATTTTTAATTTGAATAAATGGGAGCATTCCTTCTTTCAAATAGAAACGTGTTCTTATTCGTACAAAGTAATAGTAATTAGGAAGAAAACATTCATCGGGCATATAGTCACCAGACCAGAATGTTGGTTCACCTATAGGAAAGCGGTTATTGCTCTCACTACTCATCATAGAAGGGTAAAGGCTATTTACATCGGCTGTTGTACCGTTCTTGTACATACGCTTTTCTTTACCCTTTGCAAGATAACACCACCCACCACGATATGATTTCCTTATGTATTCACCGGCATTTGGTGAACCGTATATAGTTTTATCCAAAGGAATATCATACATATTAGGGAAGTATCTCGCATAGGTTTTCTTTCCTATGATGTTTCTATACTCTGCAAGGCAACAACTACCAATAGTAAGTTTATTGTGCCCTTCATTGAACATTATTTCTATTGCTTCTTTTACAACTAGAACGTCGTTAGCTATGTATTTCTTTTCTTCATCTGTAATCTCACAACCTGCATAACGTAAACCAGTATATTCCATTGACAATTTTCGATGTTTTGTCTTGAAACTTCTACCTATGCTTTCAACACTAAAGGGGAGTAATTTAAGGCTATCTCTAAACTCAATGATATGGTCATGCACTTTGAGAATAATACGATACCATTGTCCCATGTTTGAGATTGAATAACAAAAGGTATTGTTTCTCATATCTTTTACAGGAATAAACTCAAAATCATTTGCGTTTGGCCCTGTAACAATTCCCGCTTGTTGGAAACCTAAGTCTACCATAAAAGCAGACAGCCAAAATGAACCGTCAAACTTCAAATTGTGATAATACACAACTAGGTTACAGTCGAGGGATACAAAGTAATCAAGTTGTTCAAAGATTGAATGAAATATTTTTACATCTTCGGTGTACAACTCTACGCAAGCACTCGCCCAAACCTCTGTATTAACTTGCCCTTTATATACGGTAGTTTCAAAGTCTCCAACAAAATACCGATATTTCCTTTGTTTCACAGGTCAATAGTCAGTTTCAGAGGATTCCTGCCAGTCAGCATATTGTGCTGATTCTTCAACGGTCAAAGGGCGTCCCATTATTATGGCAGAAAACTCATTGATATAAACCAGCATATTTTCCACAATGATTCTTCCAGATTTATCACGAATATTTTTACCACTATCATAAAGAATCCGTTCAGTAAGGCCGATAATTGTGGTAGCGTGTTCCTCACACCTTTTTGCTACAGCATCACGCCCATTTGCTGAAATAGCTCCATCCAACATTGATTTAAGTGTGTTCTTATCTCTGCGTTTTGTTTCAGCAAACCACTCTGACCATGTAGATGGCGGTTCCCAGTTGTCAATCATGTCCTCTACTTGTTGCAAAACTAAGTCAGTATAGAGTGGCAAATCTTCATCGGATTCTGCTTCTACTGGTAGGTCTAATTGAGGGCCAGCCCTTTGTGCCTTCTTTGCTTTTCGCACTTTGCGAGTTTCAGCCGCTTTCCTTGCCGCTATTTTACGCTCTTGTGTTCTTCGCTCTATACCAGACATAATTATACCGGTAAATGGGTCAATGTATGTTGCTTCACGGTATAGTTTCTGTGGTGTTATACTTTTGATTTCCTGTAGCCTTTTCTTGGTTATAACCTTTGGCTTTGTAGGAATCAAAGAATCATCAAATCGGAATCCACGCTTTTGAGCATTTCTGATAAAATTGTTAATGCGGTTTACCTGCCTATTCCATTCCTGTTGGTTAGGCGTAAGTTTCTTTGGCATTTGTTCACACCCTTTCAATAGTAACAGGTAAATTTATACCTGTAAAATACTAACACCAGTAAATAAGTTTTTGGCAATCTCTTTGAATGATTTTATTCACAATACCATTGTCAACTAAATCCCACGAAAAAGCCCCTTTATGGTAATGACTATATTTATTCATGTCAATTTCATAAAGTGCGGCAAATATCGCAAACTGTGTAGCTGATAGGATTATAGAATTATCACAACCATAGCCCCATATTGCATCACAATCTATCTTATCTATTTCAAGCAAATATTGATAACTTAAACACTTGCTTTCGTCACAATAGCCATAGAGTTTTGTGCCGTAAAATTCTAATACACTATCGTCTAAGCATTTGAATGTTGGTCGATATCCCATTGTATACCCCCTTTTCAATAGTAAAAGCCCGGTATATCTCTATACCGGGCTTTTGTTATAGCTTGTCTTACACGATGGTGCAGGTAAGAAACTGCTTCCCGGTGTAGTTTTTGCTATCCTTGCGATAAACTTCAATCTCGAAGTCAGTTTCACCTGCTTCAGCCATTTCATCCACAATTCCCTCAAGAGAGGTCATAAAGGATTCGGAACCGGTCACAAACTTGTTACCGCTCTTGTCAACGATAACGTACTTGTTGTAGTCCTTATCATCCTTGGAGAACTCATTGTGAACCTTGAGAATGACATAGTAGTCAAAATCAATGACAATATTGCCCTCCTGCTGTGTGGCATCGTCAAGCTGAATGACGTTGCTAAGGTCTTTGATACGGATTTTCTCTCTGACAGTGAGATCCTTAGTGCTGTGAGCGATTTCTACCTTGTAGCCTTCCATGATTGTTCCTCCTTATTAGTTTTAGTTGTGATGGGGCATTTCTTATTGAGTTTATGCTGTATGCAAATATCCTTGATAGGACACTTGTCACAAACTGACGACTTTTTAATCATCAGCCTTAGCCGCATTGCGGGGCGGCATAACCTGCGCGAGGCCGATGAAACGCTGCTCGGACATACCATACAGAGTTTCCTCGACATAGGAATCAACAACGTGAACAGCCTTGACCTCATCGTTGTCAACCATCTTGGAAATCACCTTGAGCATGGCGTTCTCATCCTTGTAGGTGCGAGGAAGGGTCACAACCTTGTTGAAGGGTTCGCCCTCCACAATGTTCAGACACAGGACATTAGCCTTAGTGGTCTGAATGGTGCGAGTTACCATAGGGGTTCTTGCCATAATTGTTTCTCCTTTCTGTTTATAGTTTTAATTGAATTTGGTGACAGATGGAATTGAACCACCTTTGCACTATTGTGCATAATCCTTTATCACCATGTTGTCGGGCATAGTGGGCCTATGCCCGACATGAGAAGAGAGGGGTGAAAACAAAGGGTCTTGTCTGACCATACCTAATTATACCACCCGGAACATAGGTTTGTCAAGAGTTAAATTTTTAACAATGTTCCAATTTTTCCGGAATGATTTAAGGTTCGTCTGTTTCGTGCATTAAGGTGCGAACATGGTCAATAGTTCGCTCTAAATCCTCACAAACGACTTTGTAGATACAATCTTTACAGGAATCAATGTGTGCACAATCAACGATTTCATGCATTGACACTAAGCCGTGTGATAGTGCAAGATACATTGCTCTGAATTGAGCATATTTGTATCTACCCTTGAAGAATGATAGCATTTGACAGTTCACCACCTTTTTCGGTTAATCATCGGGAGTAATCTTCTTTACCTTGTGATAGATAAGATATGTCAAAATATCCTCATCATCCATATGCAAGGAATCAAAGACAGTGTCGATGATACGGAACTTGTCAAGCCCATTCACATCTTCTAGGACGCAATGCCCTGTAAAAAGTGTACCAACCTTTTCCGGTATAGCCTTGATGTAGATTTCGCCTTTCATTGTTATTTCTCCTTTCAATTTTGGTTTAGAGGTTTAGCCCTCTATGGTGCCCACCGTTTACACGATGGACACGAACAGGGTTAATCCTGCGAGATCACAAGCTCTGTGAGTTTCCACGCCGCTAAAGCACAGATGATGATTTCTTTGATAATGTCAAGCATAATTACACCCCAATGTTGTGATAATCTGTAGCTTATACGTCATTGTTATTTCTCCTTTCATTTGTGACGATGGTTTAGAGGTTTAGCCCTCTATGGTGCCCACCGTGACCGGTGGACACGAACAGGGTTAAACAATAGTAAATTCATACACGTTGCAATAGGTTTCATAATGCAACCACTTCACGCCATCCTTGTGGAACGTGTAGGCAAACGTGAAACTGAACGTGTTGTGAGTAGGAATACAACAATAGTCAGCACCGTTTTCGTTGGCACGGCGGAGACAATCCTCATATGCCTTTACCTTGTTTCTGGATGGCCTTTCATATACTTCAAAGATAGACACACCGGCAGGAATAAGGAAATTCTGATATAATCCTCTCTGAAACTTTGTCATTGTTATTTCTCCTTTCATTTGTACCGTTGATTTCTTTAGCCCTCTATGGTGTCCACCGTTTACACGATGGACACGAACAGGATTAAAGGTTAATTGTCGTACACCTTGCGAGGTGGCAGAATTTGAGCATTTGCGATGAACACGCTTTCAGGCATACCATAGAGGATTTCACGAACAGAAACTTCCTTGACTGCTACGAGCTTCACATCGTCAGTCTCATACTGTGCACGGAGATTCTTGAGAAGTGCTTTGTCATCGTCAAAGGTTCCGGCGATAACGTAGGTGAGGATATGCACATCGGCAGTCTCCACGTTGAGCGTCATAACCTCGGCCACCGTCTCAATAACCGTGCGAGTTACCATCTTTTCCTTTTTCATTGTTTTTTTCTCCTTTCAATTCTACAGATAGTTTTATTGTTAGAGGTTTAGCCCTCTATAGTGCCCACCGTTTACACGATGGACACGAACAGGGTTAAAACCATCTTGTAAGGAGAGAAACAACACTGTATTCAATTTTCAAGGTACATTCAGTAAGTTTTCGGTTTATCACTTCCCTTACTGTACCTTTATTATAGCATAGCTTTGAACTTTTGTCAAGTACTTTCTTGTACTTTTCTGAAAGTTTTTTCTATGCTATTTTCAAGGTACTGTCAGTTGATGAACTCCCGTTCCCTTTACTGTACCTTTATTATAGCACAGCTTTGAACTTTTGTCAAGTACTTTCTTGTACTTTTCTGAAAGTTTTTTCTATG